ATAGTGCCGCTTTGCGGGAATCCGCCGGTGAAATCGTCCTTGCCGAAAAGCAATGCTCCGTCTTGCAAAAAGTAAATCTGATCAGCGGACGCGCTCCGCAGCGTGGTCAGTCCGAAATTGTTATTGCCGGCTGCCGTGTTGTAGAGCACCACGATCGAATACGCGCCCGACCATCCCGCATCCAGTGCACCGCCGGAGCCGGTAAGCCATGTGTCTACAGTTCGATCAAAGCGCGCGGCCATTACGTCGGATCCCCAACCTCAATCTTCCATGCCGGGAAGTTGACCGTGTTGCCACTAGTGAGCGCTTGGCTGGTGCATGTGGTCACGTATCGAAGCGTGCTCGTCGCGGTATCCGCCAACGCGACATGCGTTGCCGTGCCGGAGCTATCGACACTGACGCTATTCTTAGCGCCCATGGTGAGCTTGCGTCCTGACACGTCACCATTGGCCTTCGTAAAATCGCCTGACGCCATGGCAACATCAGCCAGTGCCGCAGCTGCCAAGTCGCCATAAACGCTCGGCTGCGACGAGCACGCGACCATCACATTTGAGCCGGCGATGTAGTCAAGCATGGCGTCAAGCGTCGCGTCCGGCGCGAACTTGCTCATGTCACCCCTCCTTGCATTGGAATTCCCGACGCAGCCGCGAGAACTCCTCGGCTAGCAGTTTGCCGGTCGGTGTGGTGGGTGGGCTGTTGCGGTACCCGTTGTCAAACGTGATGATGATCTCGCACCACTGCTGCTGTGTTTCAATGATGGTCTTATTCGACTGAGCTTGGCTCTGCCGGATCGCATAGTTCGCGTACTGGATGGCGATCACGCCCATGACGATGGATGACAGCGCGGCAGTCAGTACGGTGTACACGAGGAAACGGCGTGTGCCTGCCGTAACAGCGCTCACGAGCCCCTCCTATCGTTGGAGTAAGGCGGTGAATCCGGCGGAGGTGAGGAAGGCGGAGAGGGCAATTGCGGTGAGCCTGTAGAAATCCCACCAGAGCGCCACAGGGAAATGATATTTGTTATTCCAGGGATACCGGTCATCGTTGCGAATATCAACAACAACAGCGGGTTGACGTTGTTCGTTATCTGTTGGTATGCAATACCGGACAGACCACCGACGAAGAGAACCAAGTCTTTGGCTATAGCGATAACCCGATCCGATCCCACGCTCACTCACGTAACCCGACCTTCCCGTAATAAGCGGGGGAGTGCCGCCGGACACTCCCCCACTGGTGCGCTACTTGTCTTCGCCGGCAGCGTCGTTGCTGTCGTCCGAGTCGGCTTCCTCCGCCTGAGCTTCGGCATCGTCACCGGCGTGCGGCGTGACATCCTGCTCCGCGATCAGGCCAACCGTGTCAACGGTCACGTCCGAATCGCCGGCCAGGACATCCTTGTCTTCCTCTGCCATCTCTCACCACTCTTCCTCATCATCGCCATCCGTATTGCGCACGGTGGCGCTCTTCTTGGCTGCCTTCTTGGCCGGCTTAGCGGATCGCGGTGGACGCGTCTCGCGGGTATTGCCAGCCGTCGAAGGGGCATCGGAGGTTGCCTTTTCCGTCTGACTGGAGTGGCTCTCCGTCATGGGGGCAGGCTTGGGGGGGTTGGGAGTGCTGGATTCTTCGGGTGTCGTTTCGTTCTCGGAGGATGGAGAGAAGCTCTTCCCAGCTGATGGCGCACCCCCAACGTTTCCGGTGATTTCCTCGCGACGAATCCGCACGGGCTCGTAGTCGCTCATCCCGGTGGCTCCGTGTTCGTACTTGGAAATCTTGGGCATTGCGGTACCTCCCTGTTACAGCAGCGCGCGGAGCAGATCCGGGCGACGCTGTACCCGCAGACCGTGCGGGATATACAGGATGCCGCCAAGTTGGCCGGCCGTGGACGTGTCGGCAGTGCTCACGCTGATGTACTGGAAACCGTCGCTCAGGGATGCCGCTTCGACTTCGAAAACGAGAATCTGCTGAGTATCCGACGCGGCCGGCACGACGGTAGCCGCCGCAGCCTGAGTGACGCGCGTCCACAGTTCGTCATTGTCGAGCGTGGCTTCGGTCTTCAGGAAGTACTCGTCGATCACGGCGAGGTTCTGACTGACGCCGGACGAAGACGCGTTGTGCTCCTGAAGCGTGAGCGTGGTTGCCTCGGACGCTGCACCGGCCTCCTTGAAGAAGACCACGGCGCACGTCTCGCAGTTACGCATGTGGAGGCGGTTACCCGTCTGAGCACCGCCCGCAATATCGACCACGGCCACGCCGGTGCCGATATCGAAAAGCCTTCCAAGGCCATTCATTTGGTCAGTTTCCTTATCTGTGAAGGTTATTCGGCCGGCGACGGATCAGGGAGCGGACGTGAGGTTGACGAACGGGGACAGCGTGTTGCTGCTGCCGTTCTGCGGCGTGATCGCGTTCTGGAGCCACGGGCGTCCGTCCAGACGCTCAGTGACACGGAACGCGGTGACATCGTTCTTGAATCGGTAGTCTTCGGACTGCCGAGCCGACATCGCCTGCCGGTCACCCACCAGGTAGTGACCGAAGTCAACGAAGTTGATGTCACCGGCGGTGCCAACCGCCTTCGCCTTCTCCGAGATGATGAGCGGACGGCCGAGCATCGTTCCCCACGGCGACGCGGCACCGCCACCGGACGGGGAATTGCCGATCCACACCGGCACGTTGCCAACCGTCATCGTGGCCAGCGACGGGAACACGTCGGGGCTCACGACCCAGACCGCACGGCCGAGAGACTGCGGCAGCATCCGCGAGTACATGTTGACGACATCGACCCATTCGACGTTGCTGCCGGCGACGGTGGTCGATCGCGTGACCGAAACGGTGGCCGGAGCGTTCAGGAAGCCGAGAGGCTCACCGACACCGCCACCGATGAAGAAGGCCACGTCTTCGAACCACGCCATTGCCTCCGGGAACATCTCGTTGATGATGGTCACCATCGACGGCCGGGAATCTTGCATCAGCTCCGAGGGAACCTCGGTGTACAGCGTCAGCTTGTGCGCGTTGAGCACGATCCGGCCGAACTTCGGCGCGCTCTCGGTGAGCGTCGCGCCTTCCTCAGTCCAGAAGCCGGTGACACCGCCGAAGACGCTGGAAGCGTTGGAGGTGCTGTCCACCATCGGGAACGGGACGGTGAGACTGTCCATCGGAACGACGCGAGCACGCGACCGGACGACCGACGTTTCGAGCGCCACCTGAAGCAGCTCCGCGCGGAGCACCTCGGGAATGAGGAATCCGCCCTCGCTGCCAGCCATGGAGGACATGGCATTCTGGAGCGTGGTCAGCTTCTTGGACAGCGCCACGTCCTTGTAGGAGTGGTTGGAGATCGACCACAGGAAGTCGGTCGCGCTCTCGAAGTCCTTGTCATGCGCTGCCCCGATGGCGTTCGGGTTGTACAGCGTGTTCTTCGGGACCTGACGACGCGAGTTCGGATCGAAGTTCACGCCCCGCATGTTGCTGACATCGTTGTCGCGCAGCCACGTGATCATGAAGTTCTCGAACTGCTCCTTGTTCTGCGCGAGGAGATCGGGATCGCGCGACAAGGAGAGGTTGACGTACTTGTCGACGAAGTTGAAGAAGCCCTCCGGCCCTTCGTTCATGAGGGCTTCGAAGTTCTGCGGGTTGGACATGTGCTCCCGCAGCGATTCGGCCGTGTCCGGAACCGTCTGGTTGCGCAAGTCAGTTCACCTTCCTAAGGGCGGCTGCGAAAGCTTCCGCGTAGGGCTTGAAATCTCTGAGCTTCGGGGCGGGGGCGTTCTCCCGTCCCTGGAATCGATAATCCTTCGCGGAGAGATCGAATTCCCGGTGCATGAGGATCTCGATATCGGGGAAAGCGTTTTCCACGTCCTCCGATTCGATTTCCTCCACCGTGGGTTCCTCGCCGTAAACACGATCGGCAAGACCGATCGCCACAGCTTCTTCAGCGAAGTACCACGTTTCCGCCTTCATGCGGTCGCGCCATTCATCCCGGGATCCGCCGGCCTTGCGCTGGTAGATACCCGTGATGTTCTGCGACTGCCGATCAAGGAATTCCGCCATGGCGCTCATGTCGGCAGCGTTGCCGGCCATTGCGGCGGAAGCGTCGTGAATCATGAGCTGCGAGCCGGTCATCATTTCCACGTCATCGCCAGCCATGGCGATGATGGAAGCAGCCGAAGCGGCGATGCCGTCAACACGGGTCAACACATGTGACGGGTGCTGCACCAGCGTGTTGTAAATCGCGATGCCGTCGAAGAGGGAACCACCGGGGGAGTTGATGCGGACGGTAATGCGCGGGGTGCTGATATCGTTCAGCTCTTGTGCAAACGTATTCGCGTCCACTCCCATGGAGCCACCGATTTCGTCGTAAATGAATACGTCGGTGTTCTCGGTGTCGGCTTCCTCGGGTGCCTGGTTTTCGATGCGGTACCACTGGAGTCGTACCGCCTGGAGCTGCTGAGCCAACGTCGGATGCTGAGCGGCGAGCCTTGCGAAAAGGTTAGCCTTCATATCCTCAATGGCGTGAACATTATGACGAGGCATAGTCTCCTCACGATCCAGCTAGGTGCATTGCGAAGGCTGCCACATCCGCACCCGGGTTAGTGTCACTGCTGCCGCTGGCTGATTTAGCTGCGGGCTTTGTCCAACGCATTTCCGGCAGACCCATTGCTTTGGCAGCGTCATTGCCGTCAAAACCCGCTTCTACCAATGCCTTTGTGCCGTTGGTCTGACTGGTGCGCTCTCGGTCCTGAGCTTCCCGGTTGATCGGCACGGGGTTCTCAAAATCGAGCACCAACGTATTGCCGTTGGCGAAGCGCGGAAGTATTTGGCGGTTGACGCTGTCCCACCATCGCGTGAGGTGCGGGACGGTGATGCCCTCCGCCATGATTTCCTTGGCCGCGTCGGAGTTGGCTCGGTTCACATCATCAACGGTGCCAAGCATCGGCTTCGGAAAGGCGAATGCCTCGCGGATCAGCTCACGCGGCAGATTACGCAATTCGACGAATTGCATATCCGACATGCTGAATTGCGTGTCTTTCCACTTGGCGTTTTCCAGGATCGCGACGCGGTGAGCGTTCGCAACGCCCTGATGCTGCTGCCTCCACCGGCGTACAAAATCCTTGAATTCATCGTCCGACATCCGGTAGTCAACTTCAATGATGCCGCCCGGCTTCGCGCCGTTGATGAAGAAATTGCGATTCCATTCCGCCGAGAAGCGCGAAGCGTCCATGTCGTTCAGGACGGTTTGCACTGCGCCCATGCCTCGATACGGGTCCGAGGGGTTCGGCATCTTGATTTGAATTACCTGATCAAGCTCCAACGGAACTTCTTCACCGTCCGGACCGCAATAAATCCATCCGGTCATGAACTTGACAGGATCCTTGACGGGTTGGATCCGGTCGGGGCGGATAGGCCACATGCCAACAATCAGTCCGCCAACAATGTCCAAGACGATGACACCCTCACCCACGAGGTTAATATGTTGTTCCACAGTTTCGCGGAACGCCCGACCGGTGTAGAATTTATTTGGCTGATCCCACACAGTCAGGAAGGGGTGAGTAGTGACCTCCTTACGGCGCTTCTCGTCTTGCACCGCGCTCTTGCGGTAGAGGTGCCATGGTGTTGACGCAACGGCGTTGTCGATCTGCGTCACGATGGCGAAGAGCGTCCCTACCGAGCCGTAAGCGTCATAGGCGCGCTCAGCAACGCCCTTGACGCTATCGGTGTTGCCGCTGAAGAGTCCGCCTCTGTCACTGACGTAGGGAACGGGCGGGTTCTCGGACGCTGCGCCACTGGCGACGTTTGCCAGAAACCCGGCCGCCTTGGCCAACAGACTTGCCATAGCTCTACCTCGCGTCAGGCTCGGGTACTGGCTTTCCGGACTGGACGTGCGCCGCTAGAACGAAGCAGCTTGCCGCCGCAATGGCGGTACCTGCGACGGAGTTTATCTGATAGCCGGCCCAAATCAAGAATGCGAAGCCGGCAAGCTCCAAAAGCGCGCCGAGCGTACGCCGCAGGAACGATTGCGGCTGGTAATTGCTGTTGGCTGCCTTAGCCAATTTCTGAGCCATCAGCATCATGGCGCGCTTGCGCCAAGTAGGCTTGTGGTGCATTTGTCTCCCCTTGCCCTAGCTTACCTCGGTGTACCGCGCTTTGCCCTTATAGTCCCGATGTGCTACTAAATAGCGAGTTGCGTCCATTCCGTCGTCATCCTGCTTCACCGGCTCGGCTTTCGTCCGGCCATCAGGCGCGATCTTCCATCGATAGTTCGGCACCTCTTCCTTGGTGCACGTAGGCCGGAGGTCATCCACCAGCCGCTGGTCCTTCTCGACCAACGTGTCTGCCATGTAGAACATCCGGGTACTTAGATCCGGGTACACCTTCCAGCGTTCCTCCACCAATTCAATTCCGGTAGAAACGTCTTTGATGGCCGGCTGCGTACCCATCCCGAGAGCCTTCTCCAGCGTCCGCCGCTCACCGGCATCATGGTCGGTGATGATCGCGGTGGGCTTCGGCTCCGTCCACGTGGTGACCTCGCGCTTGCGAGTGACGCGGTTCATGTGGTCATACCACTCCACCGTTTCGGTCTTGGTCACCTGAGCCAAGATATCCGCCGCGTGCTCCACAGTCGTGCGGTGGGTCATATAGATTTCTCGGTACATGTACAGATTGCCGTCCGGATCCTCTGCCCACCATTGGCAGACGAACGGGTGAACGAAGCCGAAGTCG